AAAATCCAGCAAGCAAACCACCTGCACCTCCGCCTCCGCCACCGTTATTAGAGCCACCTGAACCGCCCCCAGCAACTACTAGGTACTCTACGTTAGGCGTGACTGATCCGGGCCAGTTCTGCTCTTTAATGGCCTGTGACGCTTGTGACAGCGTGAACATACCGCTGTACTGGGGCATGATTATTCTCCTGCCGGAACTTCAACCCACGAAGTCGTAGCCTCGTCCCAGGTGTAAATCTTGCCGTCAGTAGGCATAGCCGTAGGAGCATTCCACAGGCAAGTAGCCTCATCCAGAACCCAGCTCGGGAAGGGCTGAGGAGGAATGAAAGCGTCACGCTGGGCATCATAGGTATAGCCAATACCAGCGAAGTTCTTACGCAGGGGACGACCTTCAGGATGCTGACCGCCTTGGGTGTTGTAGCTGGTCTGGACCCATTCAGCGGGATCGCCCCACAGGCCGGTGTTCAAAGTCTCTTGGTCAATCACGATAACCTGATCGACGATTCCATCTTTAACGTGGGCAAAATGTGCCATGTTGACTCCTTAGAAAGTGATTGAACCTGAAGATGTCCAGGTGTAAATTTGATACCCGCCAGCATAGCTGACTTGAGGGCTTCCAGTGGTTGATGTTGGAGGGCTTGCAGTTGCAGGATAGCGGATGATTACGATACCTGAACCGCCTGCAGCAGAAGCATAGCCAGTAGTTGTGCCATCTCCAGCGCCTCCACCGCCCCCACCACCGGTATTGGCTTGACCCGCAGTTGCGCGAATAAAAGTAGAGCCGTTGTAATAAGTGCCAGTCCCACCGCCGCCAGCACCACCTAACGGGATACCGTAATTTGTGCCATTGGCATATGCACCACCACCACCACCACCACTAAAGAATTGGTAAGAGCCAGCAATCGTAGAGCAAAGGCCAGTTCCCCCTGGACCACCACAATTGGTTCCTGTTGATGCCGCAGTAAGTCCTACACTCCCAGCTCCACCTCCTCCTCCACCTTGGCCGAAATTGGTATTTGCGCCGCCATTATTGCCTTGTCCAGCAGTGCCTGTGCCTCCAGAAACGTTGTTATTTCCACCTGCTCCACCGCCCGAACCGCCGTTTCCACCTGCGGTATTAGCGCCACCGCCATAACCTCCCCCGGTAGCCGTTATGGAGGAAAAAACGGAATTGCTGCCTTGAGTTCCATTTCCCCCGCTACCCGATGATGTTGGGCCTCCAGCACCGCCTGCACCAACAGTAACAGTAAGAGACGATCCGGGCGTGACTGCAAAAGATGCCGCTTGAGCAACACCACCCGCTCCTCCGCCACCGTTACCTACATAAGCACTTGTAAACGCTCCGCCCCCGCCACCACCCCCGGCGACAACAAGATACTCCACCGTAGCTGGTGCTCCAGCTAAGGGGTTAAAGGTTGCAGAAATCACGCCACCAAGTCTGTCACTCATATCTTTTCCTTAGAACGTGATTGATCCGCTAGATGTCCAGGTATACACCCGGTTCTTGTAGCCAGTCACTGTGAATGGTGAAGCAGAGTTCCATGTTGGAACAGTACTACTTGCAGTTAAAGCAACAGCCCCGCCTGATGAATCAGCAAGGTAAGCCCCCGAAATGGAATTTAACAAAAGTGATGTATTGGTAATTGCAGTCAGTGGTGCTGTGGGCACTGTAATGGTTGTTTGTGTTGGATCATAAACAGCAGTACCTTTTACAAATCGCACATTGCTCAAGTAGCCGGGAAAATAATTACCAGGAGCTGCGTTTGATCCTATATATTGATTGGCGCTGTTGTAGGCATAAGTATCACTACTTGTACTTCCAACACTAGTTCCGTTAATCCAGCATCTTGTTTGGTTGCTTGTGTTTCTTGATATAGCAAGGTGAACCCAAGTATTATTGGTAAATATACTACTTGAAGTTATAATGAAATCAACAACTCCAGATTTTCCGATATTTAAACCATTACTGCTTGTAACAGCAACAGAAAATGTATTTGTGCCACCTTGAGTTATAGTGCAACCGGGAGAACTTGTTTGATAAAACCAGCATTCAAATGTATATGCTTGACCAGCAGAAAAGTTGGCTATGTTGGAACTTGATGGGGCGTATACAAATTGACTGCTCCCGTTAAACGAAATACTCCCCGACCCGCTTGTGCTTACAGTCGGTGAACCTGTCGTAGATGTTGCAGCAGCATAGGTGTCTGGGTAAGAGATGATGACAATGCCTGAGCCGCCTGCGCTACTGTTGTCCCCTCCTCCTCCGCCGCCTGTGTTAGCAGTTCCGGCTGAATTAAAAGAACCACCGCCACCTGCTCCGCCAGTTCCTGCCGTACCATTATTGTTACCTCCGCCCCCACCAGCATATGCTGTACGGGTACCGGAAATATCAGAAGCAATACCGGCTCCACCGTTGTAAACAGGAGAAACTGTGCCAGCACCGCCTCCACCGCCTCCAGCGTTACTTGCTGAAGTAGTTACAGAACCACCAGAGTTGCCTTGTCCAAATACACCAGAACCGCCACCCGCCGTACCAGTGGAGTTTGTGATCTGCCCGCCTCCCCCTGAACCGCCTGAATTTCCTGTTTTAACTGAAGCTGTTGAGCCTCCTGCTCCTCCGCCGCCTCCAGTAGAGGTTACGGTTGAAAAAATAGAGTTAGAGCCGTTAGTTCCATACCCATTACTAGAACCTGCTCCTCCACCCCCAACGGTTACCGTAAGTGCGGAACCAGCGGAAACAGGAAGGTTTCCTTGTAGTAGTCCACCCCCACCACCACCGGCTCCATAATATCCGCCGCCGCCACCACCACCTGCAACAACAAGGTAGTTAACAGCAGGAGTCTTCTGGCCCGTCCAGGCGCTTTGCTGGATGCCTCTCAACTGCTGTTTTAGATTGAATAATCCATTAGGCATGGGCTACCTCAGAATGTGATCGAACCAGAAGATGTGAAAACGTACACACGATATGCACCAGAAATGTATGTACGAGGAGAGCCTGTCGTGGACGTGGCCTGGGCTTGGTAAGCAGGATAACGGATCACTACGATGCCAGAGCCGCCTGCTGCTCCTGGTTGAGAAGCGGAAGCCGTTAAACCACCGCCTCCGCCACCTCCGCCACCAGTATTGGCAAATCCAGTAGTAGCCGATCCGGTAGGGGTTACAAAACCATATCCACCGTTACCACCGCCACCAGCTCCATAAGAAACAGCATAACCGCCACCTCCGCCACCACCGGCATATTGGACAGAAGAACCTGTTATAGAAGAAACAACACCTGCACCACCAGCGCCGCCAGCAACTGATGCCGCAATGGAGGCAACACCAGCACTACCTGCTCCACCTCCGCCAGCACCACCATAACCACCCGCTGCTGTTGCACCGCCAGCGTTACCTTGACCTGCCGTCCCCGAACCTGAAGATGCGCCGCCTGAGCCACCAGTTCCGCCAGTAGAGGTTCCAGAAACTCCATTACCCCCGCCAACAGTTGTAATGGTTCCAAATACAGAATTTGAACCTGCTGAACCTGAGATACCGGTGGATGCGCCTCCCGATCCCCCAGCGCCAATAGTCACCGTTATTGATGACCCTTGAGTGATTGGGTATCCTACAGCTGTCAACAAACCGCCAGCACCGCCTCCGCCGCCGTTGTTAGTATTTGCGACAGCACTTGCCCCTCCCCCACCACCAGCGACGACGAGGTACTCGACCTGCGTCACAGGCCAATTCAAGCCGGTCTTGCCGACATTAAGAATGCCCCCCGTATAGCGCCCACTCATGTCAGGCTCCGGTCAGGAAATTGCTTCGTAGGCCGCTGTCAGTTCAAGCGCACTACCCGTACCCACAGTCACCACAATCGACTGGCTCTCACCAACGTAGAAAGACGTTGTCTTGTCCACGATGATCAAAGATGCGTTCGCAGGAACCGAGATCTGGTAAGCAATACGGTATGCCGTACCCGCCCCAGCCGTTGCGCTGTTAATTGATACGGTGACGGTAGCTGCAGAGGAGGTCACGTTCGATGCGACGATGTTATCGATCTTGTTGACGGTTCCAACTGCTGGCGTCAGGGCAGTCCAGGTGGTCGCCGCCGTGGTGGACGGGATCAGATAGGACGTGTTGCCGTAGATGCTTGTCACATTTATAATGTTCGGATTGGCCACGATTTACTCCTCAAGAAACATTTGCGAATTCGCCGTGATAAATAGCACGGGCTTCAGTTGCAACCAAGTCAGCAAGTTCGAGATCATCAAAGTATCCCAAACATTTGCGACGCCTATTGAAATCAACATAAGCAAACCATTTTGCTTGGTGCTTATGCCAAGCCACACCTCTGCAACCTGACGTATTATTTGAAAACAGCTTTCGATTCATTGCGTTTTGCGATGGCGTCGCAATCCTCAAATTCTCTATCCTGTTGTCAGAAGTGTTTTTGTTAATGTGATCAAGCATCTCCGGAATTTCTCCATGATGCCACAGCCAAATCAAAGTGTGCAACCTGTATGTCTTGCCATTTATCTTTGTATGTCTGTACCCTTTTGCCGCAGACCACCCAATCGCTCTACCGGCATAGTTGTTGTTGCCGGATGACGCAAACTTACTCACAAGCTGACCATCGTCTCGATAGTCAAACATTGCTTTGAGTTTAGCTTGCGTGATTGTCATCTTTAGCCGCCGAACACAATTGCCATCGCAATGCATTTTCCCGTCGTTGCATAGGTTGCCCCCGTGCTGGTCGTCGGCGTGTTGACAAAACTAACCACCTGAGATGAGCTGATCGACATAGCGTTCGTGCTATTAGTCTGGAATGTCAGCACAGTAGAGGTATCTGCGGTTGATTTAAGACCGGATACGTCTGCGTTGATTGTTGAAGCCATGATTACTGTCCTTTCGTGGTGGTTTGGAAGGAGCAATTAGAGAAGTTTACCCCTTTGTTGGATATTTTCATGCTGCTCCCTTCAGTGCTGCGATTTCAGCCTTGGCTGCGTCTAGTTCGGCTTTGAGTTCTTTGATGGCGTTGATTGTGTACCAAGTCAGATTGTCTGGGTCGACAGACAAAACACCAGTGCTTTCCTGCTTCACGCAGTCTGGCAACACCTGTTGGAGTTCTTGAGCAATAACACCGAGTTGCACACCTTCTTTATTGACTGCACAATGAGATTCAAACTCTTCAACTTCTTCAGGCAGGCGATATTCAAAGTTACGAACCTGAATTTGCAACAGTTTTTCTAGGCCGACATTGTTATCAACAATATTCTTCTTCAGTCTGCGATCAGATGTAGTTGACCAAGATGCAGAGTTGTTGCCTTGATATACACCGCCGCCGCCCGGATTTATAAATCCTGTCGAACCGCCTTTACCAGCAACAAATCTACCTATAACAATTGTATTGTTATCAGACGCTGAAGCAGCGTAAGAATAATTACCAATAATGACGTTGTTTGTTCCAACCGTTAATGCGTTAGAGTATTGACCTGCTTGTACTCCAACCAAAACATTATCATTTCCTGTTGTAATGGCAGCCCCAGCTTGATATCCAATACCCACGTTAGAATTGGCTGTGGTAATAGCGCCAAGTGCTTGATAGCCCACAGCGGTGTGGTTTGCACCTGTGGTCAAATTCTGTAAAGAAGAACTACCAAGCGCCGTGTTGTAGCTGCTTCCAGTTGTCTGGCTATTCAGTGCGTATGTACCAACAGCTACGTTGTCTGTCCCGTTGGATGTGTTTAACGTACCACGACCAACAGCGGTGTTATTGTTGCCGGTGCTGTTGTACATGGCATTTCTGCCGACGGCCACGTTGTTTGTGCCGGTTTGGTTTGAGTACATGGCGTTGTACCCAATGGCCACGTTGTCGCTTGCTGTGGTGTTGGAGCGAAGTGCGTCCATGCCAACGGCGGTGTTGTTTGATCCCGTAGTGTTGTAACGCAATGTTGAATCACCACCACCGTAACCACCAATACCCACGTTGTATTGACCACTGGTGTTTGCATACAGTACAGAATAACCAACAGCAGTGTTATACCCAGCGGTATTGTTGTACAAAGTAGATTTACCGATTGCAACAACGCCTGATGCAGTGGTTCCTGAGTATGCCGCTTGATAGCCAACGGCAACGCTGTCTGAGGCTGTGGTGTTGGACAGAAGAGCAGAATCCCCAATGGCCGTATTTGATGCGCCAGTTGTATTACTAAACAGCGCCGAGTTTCCAAACGCAGAGTTGTTGCTTGCCGTTGTGTTTTCATGCAACGCATTGATTCCAACTGCCGCGTTATTGCCGCCAGTAGTATTCCGATACATGGCCTCTCGACCAACTGCCGTGTTGTTTACGCCGGTAGTATTGCTATACAAGGAGCTAGTTCCCACCGCAACTTGCTTGTCACCAGTGGTATTTGTGTAAGCCGCTTGATAACCCACAGCAGTGTTGTTAGCGCCGGATGTATTAGAAAAAAGAGCCTGTGTGCCAACAGCAGTTACGCTTACTCCCGTTGTACTTGCACCAGCGTTATAACCAAGAGCAGCCAAATACGGAGATGCGCCAGAGGTGGTCATCCGTCCATAAACAGTACCCAGTGCGGTAGCAGTAGCAGCAGATGCACCGATAGGAGAACCAGCCACCGTCGGCGTGTTGGCAAAGTTTACTACCTGGCTTGCGTCAATCGTGACAGCCGTTGTCGGCGTAGCCCCGGTCTGGAGCACTAGCGTGCCAGTGGTGTCGGCTGTGACCTTGTATGCGGTCAGAGTAGTAGTCGAGGAAGAGATGGTGCTCATGTTTTTATTTCCTACGCGATCAGATGACTACCCAAGTCTGGCCAGATGCCACAGTAATTACCACGCCCGATGCGACAGTCATAGGTCCAACAGAAAAACCATTCTGCCCCGACGCAATCGTGAAGCTCTGGTTTATTGTTGTATTGTTTAAATTGATGCCGTTGTTGGGCATGATGGACGGGAACGTGACGAACACATCTTTCGTCCCGGATGTAAACGATACAAGTGAACCGCTGTTGCTAGAGGCCAGCACCGTGTCCCTGGACAGCGTCGTGCCCACAGATGTATACGTGCCAATCCCGACCTCCCAGTTTGAGCCGGTCTGATCTGCGATTGTGTAGTACGTGGTGTTCCCGTTGCCAACGGCGGCAAAGGACTGATAGCCGGTCGCAGCACCAAGCAGGGTCGCTGTACCCGTACCGGTCACGGATGTGGTTTCCTTAACCCTGTCTTTTAGTACTAAAGCCATATCAGCATACCTCTGTTACGATCAACTCCCACTCGGGGTTTTCTTCGTTTTCAACCAGACCCCATGTCGCAGTCTGGGAGTTATTGACCTGAGTCCATCCAGGACTGTTGCTATCGGGAATGATGTTCCAGGTATTAGTCTGCGAATCATCAATCAACACCCAGTCTGCATCATTGGTGTCCTGTACCGAGGTCCAGAACTTAGGACACAAAATACCGACTTCACCGACAGCCTGAACCCCGATTATCGTTACTGACTTGCCGCCCTGCAAGGTGCCAACAGCACCTGTCGCCTGTACTCCGGTGATGGGATATGACTTCTCATACCCAACAGTTCCGACTTCGCCGGTTGCAGATACCCCAGTGAAGATTACCCCAGTAGCGCCGGTTGCCTCTACACCGTCTAAGAATACCGACTTACCCCAGAGAACCGTACCAACTTCGCCTGTAGCCTGAACGCCGGATAGGTCCACAGATCTGTCGGCAGTAACAGTTCCAACATTACCCGTTGCAATCTCACCATTATCCTGGACTGAGATGTTGGCAAGGACATCCCCTGCGTATCCGGTCTCAGATACCCCGGTAATTGCGGCAACCTTACCAACAATGACGGAGCCAACTTCACCCTGGATGTACATCCCAGGGTATCCACCCCAGGTTCCTTCACCCCAGCCAGGATAGCCCCAACCGACCTGAGCAATCTGGACCGCGAATGTGACGCCTACACTTCCAACTGACCCAGTGGCTTCAACACCACTGATGTCATATCCCCGGCCAAACCCAACCGTCCCAACCTGGCCTGTGGCAGAGACTCCGGTAATAGCAACCGTAATGGCTGTGGTTACTGTGCCGACGTTGCCAGTGGCGACATCCCCATCCTCTTGAACAGAGATGTTAGGCAGAACAGTGCCTGCGTATCCGGTTGCATAAACCCCGGTCACAGAGGCCGTTTGGGAGAAAATTACCGTCCCGACAGCCCCGGTGGCAGAAACACCGGTAATTGCATGGGTTCGGTCCGGGATTACAGTGCCAACTTCGCCGGTGGCGGCTACGCCTGTAATGGCTACCGTAGAGCTGATTCCTACGGTTCCGACGTTGCCGGTAGCAATCGTCCCGTCTTCCTGAATGGAAGTGTTGGGCAGAACCGTGCCCACAGCCCCCGTTGCCGTTAGGCTGGTGAGGGCAAACCGGAAAATAACCGCCAGGTCTCCAACCGATCCAGTGGCTGAGACCCCGGTAAGCGCCGAGGGGACTTGAGTGGCTACGACCGTGCCGACTGCACCCGTTGCCGAAACGCCTGTTAACGCGCAGGTAGTTGCAGGCGTGAGTGATCCCACAGCCCCTGTAGCTGACACCCCGGTGAGCGCGACACTTACAGTCGTACCCCCCGCTAGGGAGCTAAAAGGGGCGGCGGAGAACGGGCTAAAGCCAAACACGGCGCTCCCCTAAAACGGGGAGGCTTACGCCAAGCGGATCAGCGCGGTCGTGCTGGTGTTAGCAGGCATCGTCAGCGTGAAGGTGCCAGCCGTAATCGTCTGCGAACCGAACGTATGGACGCTGACAGACTTGTTGCTTTGGGTGCTGTTATAGATCAGCACGCAGTCAAAAGCCGTGGTCAGGGTCACGTTGGTGTAAACGATACTGGACGAGGGGGTCCAGTAACCGGTCGTGCCGCTCGTCGTGGGAGCAACCGAGTTCAGAACCGTCACACCACCTGCGGTGTAGTTCGTACCAGACACTTCACCCGTAGCCGTGTAGGCCGTGGTGGATGCGTCGATCGTGGCAGAAGCCAGATACAGAGCAGCTTTAAACGTGTCAGCGGTAGAAGCTGCGCGGATCGGTGCGGTACCGAAGTTGTGGGTAGCAGTCAGCAGCTCGCCCTTGAACGAAGTGCACATTGCCTGGGTGTTTGCCATGATTTATCCTTTCAACCAAACGTAGCGGCCATGCCATCAGCAAGGACGTTTTTCTTCAAATGAACATGTACCGAACGGTGGACAAGTTCGCCATCCAACCAATATTCAACCCAACGGGTTTCTTCATCCTCATTATCGATGAGTCCCTCTTTCTTTTCAAGAAGAGACTCATCCATTTCGCCTTTGGTTGTATTTACTAGCGCCATATCTACTCCTTAGATTGAAGAACGAATTAAAGCCTCGGTTGGTGAATTGGTCGGCATAACAACTGTAAAGTTTTGAACGGATGTTTTATCCGATCCAAAATCTAAAACGGCAACTGAACGATTGGATTTACTGCTGTTGTATATCAACGCACATCGAACAGTAAATGCTCCTGGATACCAGACAACATTATCAAAGTTGACATATGCCGTATATCCAGAAGACTGAACCGTGGCACCGGCCATAACCTTACCACCAGCCGTATAACCAGTCGCTGAGATCTCATTTTCAGAGGTGTACGCCGTGGTATCTGCGTTTAAATTTGCATTGCCCGTGTACAAGGCAATCTTGATCACGTCTGTTTCTAGGTCGTGAATGCCTTGATACAGCTCTTTCTTGAAGCTGGTCGTCTGGGTCTGGACAATGCTCATTTGACGGGGTTCCTAACTTGGCCGTCGCGGTATGCGTCCATACGCTGTTTACCATCACCCAGGTTCTTCAGCAGAGCAATGGCTTGGATGTACCGATTCTGGTACAAGCTGACCATATCTGCTTCGCCCTTCATGTATGTAATGGCTTCCATCATGGTTCCATTAAACAGGGCGGAGTCAAAGTTATCGCCAAGCCAGGTAGAACCTGCGGTGACGATTGACTCAGGATAGTAATAGAAGTGCAGCTCGACTTCATATTCCTGGTCCGGCGTTGGGCCAACAATGAATGAGAGTTCATTCGTAATGGCTGAACCAGAAACAGTGGGCCCAAAAATGGCATAGTTCTTAGGCATGCCTCGAAATGCAGCCGAAGTCTTTGGATATGCTTCGCGGATGAAGTTCACGTCCTTGTTTAACAAGTAGTGATATTCGCCATCCGAATCGATAACAGCCAAAGAATACGTAGACAAGAAATCGTCCGGCGCAGACAGATACTGATTACCAGCATGCAGATATGCCGTCATGTTCTTCCGCAGGTTTGCAATCTGAACAGAGTTATAAATATTCTGTTCAGCCTGCCGGATCATGATGTTCATGTCCGCTGTGGGAAAGTTATTCTCACAGTAGTCTTGAACAGCAGTGACGAGTTCGTTGTACGTCATGGTAACCTCAAGCCATCGGACCCCGGGCCATCACACCTTTGGTAGCCGCGCCAGCACCACGCATTTTAATACCGCTGGTCTTGGTAGGCTCATTACCGGCAGATTTACTAATGCCGCCAACAGACACATCATACGTGTCCAGTTTGCTGCGATTGGGTTCCTTGCCAGGATTGGTAGAAGCCTTGACTTCTTTGCCATCCATGGTGTGGGGCTTGGCATAGACAGCGGCTGAGCCGACTTCTTTGCCCATCAGTTTTTGACTAAACTTGGCCATATTAGCCTCCACGTTGGTTCATTGCGCGGGACAGGTTGCGGCCCAAGCGTTTACGATCCATAGAGGTAGGACCGCCTTTCTTCAGCTTCAGGGTCGTACCCTTGCCGCCTTTGTGCTCTTGAGCGTCATGCTGTTTAAACGCTTTTTTGATAAGAGCTTTGTCTTGTTTCAGGTCTTCTTTGTCCATGATGGATCCTTTCAAACGTTGATTACCATTGGTAGGAATGTAATTCCGTAAGTCTGGAAATACATCATTCCGGCGGAAGGCGTGCCACCTGGATACGGCACAAATGAGTTAGCCACTGTGTACGTCATTGTGAATGTACCAGAACTGTACCCCATACTCAACAGGGTGCCAAGGTAGAGGCGTGACGGGAACCAGTTGTAGCCACTGTAGTAGAGGATCTCTGAGCTGATTTCCGTCCCAACTGGCAACGACGGGTACACACCATAGGTATCGCGCATTTGCAGCGCTGCATCACCGGTCCAGGTAAATGTCGCTACGCCACCAACTTCGGAATACGAGGCATATTGGTTGGCCGTATTGCCTGAAATATAGAACTGCGCGGCAACGACAAAATTGTTAATGGTGTAGATACCCAGCCCAGGGAAGTTGCTCGGCGTTGCGGAGCCAATAAATGCCTCCCAGTAATAGGAAGAACCCGGCCCAGGCTGTAGCTGGAACTGCCCTAAATACCCTAAGCCAACATACGGTCCGCCGCCAATATCGGCAAACATGTAGGAATGATCAAAATTGGGGCCGGTATAAGTGGCGATCCAGTTGCCCAAGGCCGTGGAGCTGTAAACATCCATTTTGTAGCCGTTAACCGACCCTTGGAACTGGATTGACTGTGAAGGACAAAGAACGGCCATAGTTATGGCATCGCCCATAGATCCAACAGCGGCTGTAGAAGAAACCCCAGTAGGGATGGCTCCTTCCCGTTGTATTGATCCGACAGCGCCTGTTGCGGAAACTCCAGTCACAGCCAAAGGGCCAAGGGCATTTCCCACCGACCCTGTAGCAGAAACACCGCCCAACTGTGGCCCAACAGCAACATCCAGACCTGCTGTAGCCGTTCCGACATAGGTGGTTGCCACCAGGTAATTGGGGGTCATGACTGCGTCGTACAGTCTTGAGCCGCCTACCGGATTCCAGCCCCACTGGATATCCCGGGATCCTCCGGTGGGATACCCTGCAAAACCACTTAAATTGTCCTGCAGGCCGTTGGTTCCTGCGGTCAAATATGTGTTGTCTTTACGGGGATTACGCAGAGCCTGCGGGTCTTCGACAGGGAATGTCCCCAGCATCAACTGCGGCTGGTCAGGATCCCAGCACTGAGGACACACCAACAGCTCATACTTGCGCTGCTTGATGATCTCCGTTCTGAGGTTCTTCAGTTTAAACTGCTGCCCGCAACGGTCGCACATGGCAATCGCACGGACACCATTTGCAAACCGATTAGGCATTAGTAGCTGCTCCCAATGAATTGGGGACGAGGCACATAACGATCAGATGCCTTCTCTCGGTCTTCACCAGCAGCAAGGGCAAATTGTTCATCATAGGAAGCCTTGAGCATCTCCACCCGGGGAGCCAGCTCAGGAACCTTCATGGCAATGTGATACGCCAACCCTGCAGCCATGGCAGGGTAGAAGCGGAAGTTAACGTCCTGAGTCTCCACACCAGATCCGGCATCATCAATACGACGCAGTCTCCAGTAACGGAAGATGTAATATGGGTTTTCTTCTGTTCCTTGGTCAGGAATAGGCCATACCGTGATCTTAGGGTTATCCCTTAGACGCTGTACCCAAACCTGGATAGGACGGGCCTGAGAGAGCTTATTTGGGATGGTGGCATAGGTAGAAACACTAATACGGGTGATCGTTAGATCAGCCTGCGTAGAGACTTCTCCCTGCCCCGTGCGGACAACATGCTCCAACAGATCGATGGTATCTGCCGGAAGATCATAGGTGGACTGTCCCTGGACGAGGTTTACATACCCCTCATCGATGGTCCACATGTTGATGCCACGGTTCTGCCATTCGATGGTCATCAGGTTCATGGAGCGTCTGGCTGTACGTAGGTCGTAGCCCGAACGCATCTCACGACCGGCACGCTCCCACGCCTCTTCCGCAAGCTCAGTGAACTCCAGGTTGAAATCGGTTGTGCCGGTTACTGCCATGATTACTTCATCCCTTTGAGGGTTTCAGCCAAACGAGCGCGTTGGCCCATCTTGCCAGGCTTCTTGGCCGCAGCAGCTAGTTTCTTGGCCGGGATGGTTTTGCCTTCCTTAACGCCAAGTTCTTTGCGCAGAGCACCAGGCTTCTTGATAGCCTTCTGGATCCATTTTTCAGCCATGATCACCCCTTAGCTGCATTCATGTTGTCGATCAGGTTGGGATAAGGCCGTCCAGCAGCCTTAGCCCTGGCTTTGGCCTTGGCCTTCTTCTTTGAAGAAAGGCTCTTAGGAGCGCCCAGGCTCTCAGGCCGTGGCTTGCTCCATACCTCACCGCCTTCTGCATACTGCGTGAAGTCGGTATCATCCCGGCGGGCTTTGCGCACACCGGACGGCATTTTGCTGGGGGCAATGGCCCCCATTCCACGGCTTGCCATCATGTCACTTCCCCTTGGTGTAGCCGCCGCCGCACATGATCATCGTGCCACGGGTCTTACCACGCTGGGCAATGCCATCTGCGCGTTTGGAGGCAGAGCTAATAGAGCCTCCAGCAGCCTTCTTGACAGGCTTCTTAGGCTTCAGGATGCCGCCATCAGGTTCTTGGGGCACAGGAATACCAGAGTCTTCCGTCCAGACGGAATCGCCTTTGGTTTTCTTCTTTTCCAGTTCTTCGTCGTACATAGTCGACTCCTTAGATCAGCACTTGCCGCCGCGCTTCATGCCTTTGGTCGAGCCAGCCATCTTGATGACTTTGCCCTTGGTTTTGCCCTGTTGAGCAACGCCGTCGCGGCTGGGAGCAGCCGTCTTCACCTTGCCCATGGGAGTCGTTGCGACTTTCTTTTCTGTAGCCATAGTTACACCACCTTTTGAGAATTTGCGGCCTTTGTCCGCCTTGCTGAACTCTTGCCCCACGGACTGTGGGACGCCTGCCTTCTTCGCAAATGCCGGACTATGGGCCACGGCTTCCATGAAGTTATGTTGTTTTTTGCTAGTTGAGGGCACTTTTCTGCTCCCTAATAAATGCATCAATCTTGGTTTCCAGACGATCGATCCGGTCCAGAACACGGTTGATGTCGTGATGGACATCCACCTTTGTTACATATTCCTTGGCAACCTCTTCCCTTGTCCGGTTCAGGAGGATCTGAAGGCGGGAGATTTCTTCCGATTTCTCCTTCAGATTCCAACCTAGCAACCCGAGCAATGTAGTCAGCAAGGCGTTCCACAGCATCATTTCCATGTCAGCAGTTCCATGCCTTCAGGCTTTTATTGATCCGTGAGTTCGGGTCTTTGGCCGTCTTCTCGGAGGTTAGTTTCTTCTTCATCCCCTCCATACGAGCGCAGAAAGAGTCGCGGCGTTTGCCGCCTTCCGGCTGGGGAGGTTTCAAGTTCATACCCTGTTTTTTGGCAGAGGCGCGACCCTTGGCGTTGAGGCCACCATTCGGATTCTTGCCTTCTGATCGTTGCCATGCTTCTGTCTTAAATTTAGGCAATTTCTGCCTCCATTGCGGATACGGATTTACAAAATTTCACAACATCTGCATGGTTGAATTCTGCCTTGCATACGTTGTACATGTAAACAACCAGTTGAACATTATCTTTAACATATGGCTTTTGACTATCAATTCGATCAAGCGAAGGAACCCAAGGATTTTTTGCATGAACAGACATTGAAGTTTTATTATGCAAATCAAATGGTATTCCAGTTACCTCGCAAAAACCAGACAAAATCTTTTCTTCAATCCATAAAGAATCAAAATCTGGCTCTGGCCACCCATTTGTTTTGGCTCTCTTTTGCGCATTACCATGCAGTCTCTGAGCTCTAACCTTTACTTGATTATCTTTATTCCAACGAAGTTTTGCACATGTGTTGCACTCTCCAGATCTACCAGATCCAAAAGACACTTCATCTTTTCCACGGTTACAAGAAATACAAAGCCCAACCCAATTAGGCAATTTGTAAGACCGTTCTGGAGTGCGCATGTTAGCCATATGCGACCTTCAGTTGGGGAGTGCAGAACTCGTCAATGAGCGGCTTCAAGGCTTCTTCCTCAAAGTTGCGTTCAAATTCTTCAGTTCCTACATGCGCCAAGCTGATAGTCGGGTCCAAAAACACAGTGAATCCTTCAGCAGTCGCACGGTCACAGAACAGGTAGTCTTCTCCGTAATACTTGCCGTTGTAAACACCAAAGTCAAAGATGGCATATTCATCACGATTCTTTGTATCGTTGATGTAACGCCACTCTGGATGATTCTTAACCATAGTCTCTAAGACATGGCGCTGAATCATCATGAACCCTGTACCAATCCTGCGGATCTGGAGCATCCCGTTATCGTCAAACACCAATTGATTGGTGTCTTCGTCCAGGTGGATATCCATAAAGAACTTGCGATCTGCACCACGGCGAGGGTAAACGCCTGCGGTGATATCTTTGTCCCGGCTGATAGCCAAAAGACGCAACACTGCGTCTGGGGTGATGATCACATCCGAATCAACAAACAGCAGGGTATCTGCGTCTGTTTCTAAGAAATCTGCCACCAAAGCATTGCGTGCCTTGGTGATCAAGGAACAACCAGAGATATGGCTGATATATAACGTCACACCGAACTTTGAAGTCTCTGCGGCTAGTTGCGTCATGGCAATAGCCGTCTTGATGTTTACACGCCCGTCATATGCGGGAATGGCAATCATCAGCTTGAGACCTTTAAGGTCAATGGGACGTTTTTCTTCAGCCATAAAACACCGTGATTCCAATTGGAGCAGTTCCGGTAGAGGTATACCAAACACCACTAGGGAACAGAATTCCTTCTCCGGGGAGAAGAACGTTGGTCATGTTGGAGTTTGAACCGGTGTCCAATTCCAACAATACGGTTCCGCCTGACGCATTCAAAAACTTACCCGTGCCAGCTCCAGCGCCGCCGGTAATGGCTACGCCTTTGATGCGAACACGCCCAGAAATAAGGGCTTGGTTAGTTTGTGTTCCGCCAGTATGGATTGACTGTACATCCGTCTGCATCATAACTAATCTCCTGTTAAACGGGGGCCGTAGCCCCCAAGGTTAATTAGTTCTGGTTGCCAACAGGATAGCCAACGCCGTCAGAACCGCGAACAGTGTAGGTCACGCTCAACACACCAGCAGTTGATGCGGTGGCGGTAAAGCTCAGAATGGCGTCCGTAGAACCAACGTTAGCCATCGTGCCAACGTTAGCAGCGGTAACAACCAGAGAGTTCAAACCAGCAGCAGTAGACAGCGTGCCAATAATCGTTCCACCAACAGTAACGTTAGGCGTACCAGCTGCGCCGGTAGTCATATAAGCCTTAACATCACTGATGATTGCTCCAGCGGGGAGCATAACGGTCACGGCAGAACCAGCAACCAAAGCAACTTGTTGCGTAACCATAGTTGCGCCAGTGTTGCGAACGGTGCCAGCGGTAGTGCCGGTGGTGTCTTTAACGGTGCCCAACAACCATGGGCCAAGGTGAGTAGCGAATCCCATGATGGGTTCCTTTCATGCGTTTAAAGCGTATCAGTCTTGCATGCCAGTCCGCCGGGACGGTTTGATACGCCGGAAAGCCCGGTTTGTTTAAATATACACCAAACGAAAATAAAAGCAATAAAAAAAGGGAGCCGAAGCCCCCTTTTTTCTCCGTCGATCAGGACGAACCGGGAGATCCGAAAATCCCCAGCGGATCAGACACGCCGAACGAATAACGCTCACGGGCCTTGTAGCGGACGTTGCCGGTGTCGAAGTCACCATCCATGCTGGTGGACATCGGCATACGGACAAAGTGCTTCAGGCCGTTGGGCACGTCGGTGGTCAGGAACCAGCCGTTGGTGTCCGTCAAGAAGTGGTTAACGGTATATCCCTCGGGAATAGAACCGTTGTTCTTCAGGGCGTTGATGTCGTTGTCGGTCGTACCAACGCGCAGCTCGGTTTCAAGCAGGCGGGTAGCCACGAACATCAGGCTCGGAGGAACGATCAGCTTCTTGGGCTTAGCAGCGATCAGCAGACCACGTTCGTCCGTCCAAGCGGCGATCTGAATAACTGCGTTTTCCAACGAAGTTTCGTTCAGGTCAGCGCCGGTCGTCGGGCGGTTGCTGTTGGTGCCACCGGAGATCAGGGGGTGGGCGGTGTTACACAGGGAAACGCCGTCACCGTAGGTCACAGAGGTGTTGAACGCATTGTTCAGCACGTTTGCGGCCTTAACCTGCTTGGTGTAAGCCATAGCACGGGCCAGAGCCTTGGTGTAACGAGCAGACAGGCTGTCGTACAGGTTGTCCTCGACGGCCTCTTCGGTCACCGAGAAACCCATGGCGATGGTTTCGTGCGTATAGCGTGCAGTCCAAGCCTCCTGCGCATTGTCATAAGCAATGGCAGAGCCTTCGTTCTTCACCGGAGCGGCGGAGAAGCCAGACAGCTTGGTTTCTTCTTCAAAACTACGCTCCGAAGACTCGGTTTCGTAGATCTCTTTGTGCTCTTCGCCATATTTGGCGTACTCAAGGCCGAACAGAGCGTTCAAACCAGGGAGCAGTTCCTTGAGTAGTTGTGCGCGGGAAATAGCCATGATTTAGCTCCTTATCAAGACACGCCAGTGGTGTTGTTGTACTGGTGCGTGTTGATCTTCACCAACAGCTCATAGTAGTACGTAGTACCACTTACAACCGTTGAGGTGTCAGGAACAACATCAATCACACGCAGGGGGATGGTGGAGGTCGTGCCGCCGCCGGTGGTGGTCACGCCGATGGTCGAGTCACCAGTGGTGGTCGAGCCGCCGTTTTGAACCATGGGCAGGTTAGAACCAACAACCGTACGATCCGTGTAGGTGATCGTGGTGCCAGAAGACACAACGGCCACTTTGAACAGAGCGTTCGGATCATCCACAACGTAGGCATAAGCCGGGTTGGCTGCGGTGGACTGGCTGGCCGGATAGTACTGGCCCTGCACGGTCTGACCGCTGGAGTTGACATACTGGCAACCGACCAAAACGCCACAAGGAGTGGCAGCGTTGGTGCTGGTGTCAGCGACGAGATAACCACCGCTCAGTTTCACGGTCGCGCCATTCAGAATGGCGGTTGCGTAGCCTGCGGCAATGGGAATCTGGCGAATAGCGCCTGCATACGGCAAGCCATCAACTCGGTTGATAGGCTTTAGGCCGTAAGGAGCGCTTACTGTGGGATAAGCCATTTGAGACTCCTAAAAGGATTAAATACTTTTTCCGATAGTAACCTGCGAGCGCTGTTCATTGAACTTGCGCATACGCGGATCATTATCACGCATGAAGCTGTTTTCGACGGACAACATCTGCTGATTAGCCTGATTCAGGTAATAAGTGTCACGTTGTTCGACAAACTCAGCCGGGGTTTTGCAAAGCAACAAACCACCAATTTCAATTCCGTCCGGGAATCGCCCGTTAGGGTTATTCAAGAAACGGAGTTTGGGTTGTTCGGAAGCCTTAACAGGTTCCCATCCCTCACGGAATTTCGTCGAAATATTAACAGCGTCAGGAGAGTTCAACATAGACATGCGAATCCAACGGAATTTCCAACCCTCTTCAGGATCGGGATCCGGCAGCAGAGTGGGTGGCATCCATGCTTTAGGACGCTCCATCTCAGAACGCATTTCCATCTGACGTGGTTCTCTTTTCTGCTCAGCCATTATTATTTCTCCTTAAAACCGCAACCTCCCGTGCATAACGTTCCAAAGGAATGTTAAGCCGTTTGGCGATATTTACCTCAGATGCCGTCAGCGTGATCTTCTTAGGAGCCACGCTTCTGGAAGCAGAAGCAACAACATTTGCATTGGGGCGCTGATTCGCATCGGCGGGTTTCGCAGAGGCAAACTTCTCTGGAAACACTTGGCGTAACCTACCATCTATGCGTTGGTAGTATTCATCACTTTGAGGACTTAGCCCTTCCTCCGTAACCAGCTTATCGTGTACCGCAAGTGCAAAGCCGGTCATTTCTCGGTCAACTCCAAACCAAGTATTGGCACGCTGCCATTCCTCAGCCCGGGGGTCTACCCTAACCTGCGGCGTTTCAGTAGGTATTTGTACCTGATTTTTTTCTTCCTGTAAAGGTTTAGGTTTAAAGTTGTTCACCCGCTCTGCCTTGATTTTGGCTGCGGTGATCTCTTCCTGCGCCGATACAAGAGCGTCTGCATCCCCATTTTCATAGGCCAGCTTATATTTCCGCTTGGCCTCATCCAATTCCTGGGCTACAGACTTCTTGGCCTGTTCAATCAGGGCGTTTTGGCTCTGATTTACGGTCCCTTTCAGGCGATTATTCTCTTCCAGAATAGCCTGGGCGATGCGAATTGCCTCCTCTTTTTCACGCATTGCCGCCTCTTTTGCGCGGCGTTCGTCGTGATAAGCCTTGTGAAACTCCCTTGTTTTGGTCTTTTCACGCTTGGAATAGGAGGCTAATTCCTCATCGGTGGGGTCTTCCGGGGGGTTTTCCATGGGTTTACGCCCACGATCCTCCTCCGGGGTGTCATCCACCACCTCGATTTCTTCTTTTTCCTCAGCCTGAATATTTTCTTCAGGCTCAGGGGTTACTATTTTGCTTCCCTTGCGAGATTCTTTTTCTTCTTTCTCGTCAGGGAATTCAAATTCGACTTGTTCGATTTCTGGCATGTTTTACTCCTTATGCCCGGGTAATACCACGGGGATCTTGGACAACACCTTCTACAGAGTCGTCGTTAATCAATCGGAATTCTTTGCCATGAATCTTGATGCGGGTTCCCGTATTAGGACGCACAAGGACAAAATCCCCCACCTTGCAGGAAGGCCCAGACGGGAATCGCTTCTCGTCTTTGTAGCAGTCCGGCCCCATTTTCACAACGAACAGGACTGGCGACAGTACCTCTTCAAAGTGCATGGTTTGGCCTGCTTTGACCAGTCCGCTCTCATATTCTTCATCCACGTCCGGTAAAACGCAGAGTAAATGATATGTCGCAGGATCTGGTACCTGTCGTGCTTTCTCTTCTGCAGTGCCTGGTAGCACTGACACTGGCCCCGAGGGGTCCAGCGACTGTCCTATAAGGATGTCACTCATCTTCAAAGTTCTCCAATTTTTTCGCAAGGTCGGAGATTAAATCCTGTGCGTACAAAAGACCTCGGATCTGGCCGCACATTTCTCGGTATTTGGGGTAGTCGTCAGCTGCCCCATCCCCAAGACTTTCTAGAAGACCCGTTTCTGCTTTCTTCAGTTCTTTCGCTAAGTACTTCAGAGCTTGGTCATCTATCATTTGGTTCCTCGTTTAAACAGGTCTACCTGAACCTTCTGGTTGTTGGAGCGGGTCTGCTCCTGGATGCGAGCCAGTTCGATCTCTTTCTGGTTCTGCATCCGCATCATCTCCAGCTTCAGCTTGTCGGCTTCGATCTGGAGTTTGGCTTGGTTCATGGCAATCTCAGACTGCGCTTTCTGAGTCTTGGACTGAACTTCTGCCTGTTTGATCTGCAATTCAGCCTGCTGCAACTGAACCAGCGGGTCTTGCGCGGCCTGCTGGGCTTGTTGTTGCTGAGCTTGGGACTGGTTGGATTGCAGTACTTGCTTGGCACCTTCTGCGATAAGGCGGGAGAGTTCGACTTCCACGTCCTCTGGCAGCTCTTCGTTCGGCGGGAACAGTTGTGCGCCGATCTGCTCTTCCATCTGTCTGCGGTATTTAAACCCTAGATGTTCTGCAATGTGGGCCATGATCTCGGCCTGGATCTTTTGCGCCATCGGGGTTTGACCAATGGTGGCGGCGATCATTGGGTCTTGCATGAACGACTGGTGAGCGATCAGGTGAGCATCATGGTCCTGATAGATAAACGCCTTGGTCGGCTTGCTGGTCAGGAATCCCATATTCTCCGAAATTGGATCTTTCGGCTTCAGATCGTCTTCCAAAGGAACAAGTTTTTCTGCGTTCTTGATACCCAGAACCTCGATCATTTGACGATGCAGATAGGGCATGTCATAGATCTGGGGGGCGGTCGCAGCCATCTGCATAACAGCCTGGTACTGCATGATCCGCTGAGCCATGGTCGAGTTATTCGGATCAGAGACCGGGATAACCTCAACCATGTCGTAGTCAGAGCGCTTGGCGGTGGGCTGACCATCGCTCGGCTCGTAGTCATAATCCGGCGGGGTGTAGTCGCGGATGATGTTCTTCAGAAGTTTAAACTCCTGCTTCATCGAATAATGCACCCGGGCCTGAACGGCAGACATCGTCTTCAGGGTGCGTTCCAACAAAGCCAGGGTCGTTCCCACCGGAGCGTTAGCGCTCATGTCCGAGATATTCATATCGGAGATGGCACCCAGTCGGCGTCCTTCTTCTGTGATCTGGTTCAACAAAGTCAACAGAGTTGCACTCGGCTCCTTGTAGGGGAGCGTCATAATGTTGTCTTTGATGGAGCCAGACGGAACATCCACGTCCCGGAATTCGCCCGGAGAAATCGGGGTGTCGTCACCCTTAACCCGCAGTCCTCTGGACTTCAATCCGCCCGGGAGATTCGACAGCGTACCTGCGTCCACCAATTGGCGGATCAGCATCGTTCCTGCGCGGGCATATCCACCAATAATATGGATCAAGCCAAGGCCATAGAAACCAAAGCCAGGGATGTAGCAATAATCTACAAAGTGCTGGCGCTTGAGCTTCTTATCATCATCGGGCTTCCAGTTACGGCGCAGGCCAAGAACCTTGGTGGTTCCACGGTCTATGGTGATGATATAGGGTAGGCCAATCTCAGTCGGCTCACCGTTCTCATCCAGATCTTCATATCCTTCAATATCCAGATATGCCTGGATCTCAAGGAGTTGATAACGGTCATCATCCGTTGCCCGATATCCTTGTTGGTCAGCTTTAACCTTCTCAATATCGGTCAGGACGTTAATCGGATCCCCAAGATCGATGTCCCGGTAAAACCCGTTGTACTGGAGTTTACGGAGTTCGTTCTTGGTCTTGCGCATCACATGGGTAACACGTTCTGCGCTCTCCATGTTGGCCGTTCCATAAGGAACAATCACGTCTTCGGCTGAACAGAAGATGGATACTTGGCGTCCCAGATTGGGATCGTAATACACCTTCTTGAATGCTGATCCTGCGAGGCCGAGAGAATAGAGCAAACGCTCATGTTCCGGGCGGTACTCAGGCATCTGCTCGGTCAGCTTGTAGTTCATGTCCTCCTGGACACGCCGAGCCGCCTCTTCCTTCAGCTTGTCAATTGCGCCAATAATCGCAGTCTTCACCGGACCCTGAGCCGGGAAGGTTTCCATAATCGACTCAGACTGGAATCGAATCGCAGCCTCGGTCAGGATTGTGGAATAAACGCCACACGCCCCGGTCCAGGGTTCTGTGCGCTCTTCATATCTAAGCCCAAGAACTTCAAGTCCTTTGACAAAGGTCTCAGCCCAGTCTTTTCTGGAGTTGATGTCTGCGTCCACCATCTCCAGGAGATCTGAGGAGATCTTCCCAAGTTCCGCCTCGCTCAATACCTCTGCGAGGTTTTCTTCAAAATCTCCGTCATATTCACTTCCGGCTTCCAGAATAATCTCTGTGTCCCCGTCAGAAATGTAAACAGATTCAGGATTCTCGATGTCGATCTCAACGCCCTGGCCGATTGTTTCTAAACCTGAAGGCGCTTGATACAAACCTTTGTCGATACTCATATGAGTCCTTAGTAATAGACAGATCTACGTCTGTACATAGGTTCATCCACTTCATCTGATTCAATGGATATAAACCCGCCGCGACGAAATCTCAGCAAAGCCTGACTGGTGGAGTCAACAAGGTCATCATGATCGCCGTTGGGGAAAGAAGCCAACTCTTCCATTAGCTCATCCGCCCATCTCGTTTCAGGACACCAAACAATTCCAGAAGCAAACATGTCCGAGATCGCGTTTACACGGGCTATCTTATCGCTTCCTTTGCCTGGTGTGTACTCCTCCAGAGGAATTCCGATCTTTCTCAGCTCGTAGATCAAAGGAGACCCAGCCGCTTTCTTTTCCACAATCAGGGTGTCTGGCTCCCATTCTTTCCACATCTCATAGGCCATTTTCTTGAGATCCGGGAACTCCATCCTGCGTTTTACTGCGTCCAGGACGATGATATTTGGCCGGGATTCACCCTTGTCATCCGGCATATAGAAGACTCCCCACGTCGTACAGGCGGAATAGTCGCTCCGGTTGGTCTTTTCAAAGGCTGTATCCCAGGATTGGATGATGTATTCACACGGAGGAGGATCCTTTTCTTCCCAAATCCTCCAGTTTTCCCGCTTAATGATGGCCCCTTCTTCGGAAGTGGGCCTTTGTTGGTACTGCGCTTCCCATTTAGCCACCGGAAGTTCAGCTTTTAGGGCTTCCAGCTCCTTCAAAGACCAGAATCCAGGCCAAAGAGGTGTACCAGAGGGCAAAATCGCAGGGAAATTGATCACTTCCCAGTCGTTTACACCGTCTTTTTGGGAGCTTTTGAGGATCTGCCCGGTCAAATCTCTCTTTGACCAGCGCGTCATCACAATAATGATCGCCCCTCCAGGCTGTAAACGCTGCCGGGGACCAGATGTGTACCACTCATACACGGAGTCATAGACTGCGGGATTACCCTGCTTAGCCTCCTGCTCCGAATGCGGGTCGTCAATGATCAATAGATCAGCACCCTTACCGGTCACAGCACCCCCAACACCGATAGCGAAGTAATCCCCTCCAGCTCCGGTGTTCCATCGTCCTGCGGCTTTTGAATCCGAGGACAAACTTGTCTCAAATACATCCTGAAACGCCGGGGAAGATACCAAGTTCCTCACCTTCCGGCCAAAACCCACAGCCAATTCAGCTGTGTGAGCCGTCTGGATGATCTTCTTCTCCGGGAACTTACCCAGAAACCAAGCTGGTAGAAGATAAGACGCAAACTCAGACTTGGTGTGCCGGGGCGGCATGTTGATGATCAACCGCTTCAACTCCCCTCTAGCCACCCTCTCAAAGGCATCCGCCATGATCGCATGATGCTTCCCCGAGATGAACACAGGCCACATCTGCGTCACAAAATACAGGAAAGACCTCTGCGCCCGGGCAGTCTTATCCACCTTCAATAACCTAAGAATCTGCGCCTTAACCTCATCAGACGCATCCTCTAACCCCGCAGTCAACCCCTCTATCTCCTCCTCAGAAAGAAGAACATAGTCCGAAGGAATAACTTCCCTCATAGAGCTGACACCTCCATAACACTGCGATCAATCAACTTAATAGACCGGAACTTGTACGGCTTCAACTTCAAATGCCCCATCTGCTCCAGCTTATGAACCAACCTGTGGATGTTCGACTTAGACCTCAAACCAATCCCAGAAGCAATCACCTCATAGCTAGGCGAGACCCCATGAAGCCTCATGTACGCCTTTATAAACTCCAAGATGGCTCGCTCCCGCTCAGTCATTCCCTAACTTCATCCTGACAGTCTCAATGATCCGGGACGTCCAGATCCTCGCATTTAAACCATGCTCCAAAGCCTTCTCATACTTGCCCTCAAGCATGGCCTTGTGCAGCTCCTTTAAAGCAGTCTCCGCCATCATCGTCGGATATGCATAGTCGTTTAAATCATCCATGGACATAGTTTAAGCGTTCGTAAGAACGTTCGCAAGATGTTTTTTAAAATTTATATATACCCCCCGGGTGTGGAATTTGGAACTTTGGGGGGAAGTGCTTTTGTGGAGGGAGTGGGGTGTAGGAGTGGATTACAGCGTAAGGCGTGGAG